ACCAGCTCCGGGTCTTCCTGATACCACGGCTCGATCAGGGTGTTGGTGGCATCCATCACCAGCGCGTCGAGGTTGGCATAATCGCCGTTTTTGCCGACGCGGATTTTTTCAGAAACGACGGTGCCGTCTTCCTCGGTGATTTTGCTCATCACGCGCGCTGGTGCATCGTTGCGGTACTTCTGCAGCCAGCCTACGGCCACGTCCTGCAGCATCGGGTTCTTGGCGCGGTTCGAGGTTTTGGCGCGGGTCACGCCGTTGAAGCCGATCATGATGCGGTCAAGCGCCTGGCGCTTTACGATGGCATCACGCAGGCGGGCCTGAAAATCTTCATAGCGCGCCCAAAGGTCGAGCGTGTTATAGCGGATATGAAAGTCGTAGTTGACCTGCACACACTCATAGCCCTGCTTATCCAGCGCAGCAAAGTCAGCGGTTTCGCGCTCGTCGCCGCCTGCCGTGTCGGTCACGCTGGCAATCGAGCCGGATACGCCGATCCCGATTTTCTCGCCCTTCATTTCGGACACCGGCACGATGTTGATGCGGGTCAGGAAGTCGGAAGACTCCTGCACGCGGTTCATCAGGGTCTGCGTGACCGTCGGCTCAACGGTAAATTTCTTGTTCATGTCGTCGGTTTCGACGCCGTTCAGCTCGGCGAGGCGGGTCATGAACTGGTTAAACTTAAAGCGGGTATTCTTGCGCATTGGCGTTCCTGTTTATCTCTGTGTTGGGTTTTAACGTTCAGGCAACGCCTGATTAGCAGTCGGTCTGCGCGCCGGACTTCGGATCGCTGCCGGTTGCCGCCGGGCGGCGGTTAAAACTGCCGTCGGTCTGCGAAAGCTGGCCCTGCAGCGCAGCGAAAGCGGCGCGGTCTTTCCCGGCCTGCTGTTCGATGGCCTCCAGACGTGCGCTGACGGATTGCTCCAGCGCTGACAGCTCCTGCGTCTGGCTCTCTGCGTTCAGCTGCACCTGCTCGGCGACGGCCGTTACCGCCGCGCTGACGTCGGCGAACTGCTCGCCATCGGTTTTCTTTTTCGCGGAGAACATCGCCGAGATGCGCGCCAGCAGGGACGGTGACGGCTCCGCCACTTCCTCAAACTCGATCACGGTTTCTTCAGCAGCAGTAAAGAGGTTGCCTTTATCCAGCTTGCGGGACGCCAGCGGATTAACGGTCGCCGTGGCGCTGAAGCTCAGAATCTCCGTGCCGAGGCTTGCAGGGTCGTCGGTGACGGCCAGACCGACCAGATACGCCTCGCCCGTGTCGGCGAACTCCGGGTTAACTTCAATGGATGTGTAGATTTTCTGGCGCGCTTTAGTCAGCTCGACCAGCTCCGGCGTCGGATCGATATGCCCGTAAAGGGCCAGCTTGCCCTTGAGCGGGCCGTCGCCGATTTCTTCCGCCTCGACGGCGGTCACGTCACCAAAGCGGCGGAAAGTGCTGTCGGCGGCATAGCCCCGGATGTGTTCCATGTTGATGCGTGCGCCGTACATTTCCGGGCTGTAGTTTTTCGCCATCTGCGAAATCCAGTCACGGGAAATGACACGGCCGTCAGTGGTTGCGCCTTCTACTGCGATACGAAAACGCTTTGCTTTGATTGCTGCCATTAATCAGGCTCCGGTCAGGTGTTGGGTCGGTTCGGGGCCAGTTTCCCCGTCGCCACACAATCCCTCAACGAATGCCAGCCCGCTGATGCATCAGCAAACAGGGACAGCAGGCGCGCCATTTTCGGCACCGGTAGCCTTGCCGGTATGAACATGACACCGACAACCATCATCAGCGATCCGCGCCGTCAGGCCGCGCTGCTTTACTGGCAGGGTTATTCCGTGCGCCAGATTGCGGAGACGCTCGGACAGAAAACGCCAACCGTGCAGAGCTGGAAGCTGCGCGACGCGTGGGACAACGTTGCGCCCATCAGTCGCGTTGAATCCAGCATGGAAGCCCGGCTGATTCAGCTCATCATGAAAGAGGTAAAGGGGAATGGTGATTACAAAGAGATAGACGCGCTCGGCCGTCAGATTGAGCGCCTTGCCCGAGTTGAGCGCTACCGCAGCAGCGGCAACGAGGCCGACTTAAACCCGAACGTGCGCAATCGCAACAAAGGCGAGCGCCAGCCGGTTGTTAAAAATGAGTTCAGCGACGAACAGACGGATAAGCTGACCGGCGTGTTTATGGATAACTGCTTTGAGTATCAGCTCAACTGGCATAAAGCCGGACTGACTCACCGCATCCGCAATATCCTGAAGTCGCGCCAGATTGGCGCAACGTTCTACTTTGCCCGCGAGGCGCTGATCGATGCGCTAACTACCGGGCGAAACCAGATATTCCTTTCAGCCAGTAAGGCGCAGGCACACGTCTTTAAAAATTACATCATCGACTTTGCCCGCCAGGCTGACGTTGACCTGAAAGGCGATCCCATCGTGCTGCCGAACGGCGCGCGCCTGATATTCCTCGGCACGAACGTGCGCACCGCGCAGAGCTACACCGGCAACCTCTATCTGGACGAATATTTCTGGATCCCGAAATTCCAGGAGCTGCGCAAGGTTGCCAGCGGCATGTCGCTGCATAAGAAATGGCGCACGACCTATTTTTCCACGCCGTCGGCCCTGTCACACAGCGCCTATCCGTTCTGGTCGGGTGAGCTGTTTAACAAGGGACGGCGCAGCAAAGATGATCGCATTGAGATAGACCTTTCGCATTCAAATCTGGCAAAAGGCGCGCTGTGCGGTGACGGGCAGTGGCGGCAGATTGTTACGGTTGAGGATGCGCTGACCGGCGGCTGCAACCTGTTCGACATTGACCAGCTGCAGCTTGAATACAGCCCGGCGGAATATCAGAACCTGCTGATGTGTGAGTTTGTCGACGACGAGGCGAGCGTGTTCCCGTTCGCCGAGCTGCAGAGCTGCATGATCGACAGCCTGGAAGAGTGGGAAGACTTTAACCCGTACCTTCCGCGCCCGTTTTCATTCCGGCCGGTCTGGATCGGTTATGATCCGTCGCACACCGGCGACAGCGCAGGCTGTGCGGTTATCGCGCCGCCGCTCGTTGCTGGCGGTAAGTTCCGCGTGCTGGAGCGCCACCAGTGGCGGGGCATGGACTTTGCCGCGCAGGCTAAATCTATCGAGGACTTAACGAAAAAATACACCGTTGAATATATCGGCGTGGATGCAACCGGCATCGGCCAGGGTGTTTTCCAGCTGGTACGCCAGTTTTACCCGGCCGCGCGGGAAATCAAATACTCGCCGGAAGTGAAAACCGCAATGGTGCTGAAGGCAAAAGACACCATCAGCAGCGGGCGGCTTGAGTATGACGCCGGAGCGACGGACATCACGCAGTCGTTTATGGCAATCCGTAAAACAATGACGGCCAGCGGCAACCGCTCAACCTACGAGGCGAGCCGCAGCGAAGAGGCCAGCCATGCCGACGTCGCCTGGGCAATCATGCACGCCCTGTTAAACGAACCGCTTACCGCAGCCAGCGGCGGCGCTAATCCCTCTATTCTGGAATTTTACTGATGAGCAAACGCAGAGGCCGCAAGGCTCACACCGCCACCGCGCAGCCTGAACAGGCAACCGCACCGCAGCAGCACGCCGAGGCGTTTACCTTTGGCGATCCGACGCCGGTCATGGATAAGCGCGACATTCTGGATTACGCCGAGTGCATCGGTAACGGGCGTTGGTTTGAGCCGCCGGTCAGCTTTAGCGGGCTGGCGAAAAGCCTGCGCGCGGCCGTGCATCACAGCTCGCCGATTTACGTGAAGCGCAACATTCTGGCCTCAACGTTCATTCCGCACCCGATGATGAGTCAGCAGGAGTTCAGCAAGTTTGCGCTGGATTATCTGGTCTTCGGTAATGCCTTTGCCGAGCTGCGCCGCAATGGCCTGGGTAAGCCGCTGCGCCTTGAAACCACCCCGGCCAAATTCACCCGCAGAGGCGTGAAGGATGGCGTTTACTGGTTTGTGAATGACTGGAAAGAGCCGCACGAATTTTCGGCCGGCAGCGTGTTTCACCTGCTGGAACCAGATATTAATCAGGAGCTGTACGGCCTGCCGGAATACCTCAGCGCGCTTAACTCCGCCTGGCTGAATGAGGCGGCAACCCTGTTCCGCCGCAAGTATTACCAGAACGGCGCGCACGCCGGTTACATTCTGTACATGACCGACGCGGCGCAGAGCAGCAGCGACGTTGACCGGATGCGCCAGGCGATGCGGGACACGAAAGGGCTGGGTAACTTCCGTAACCTGTTCATGTACGCGCCGAACGGAAAGCCGGACGGAATTAAGATCCTGCCGCTTAGTGAAGTGGCGACGAAAGACGATTTCTTTAACATCAAGAAAGCCAGCCGCGATGATCTTTTAAGCGCGCACCGCGTGCCACCGCAGATGATGGGGATTATCCCGGATAACTCCGGCGGATTCGGTGACGCGGTGAAAGCGTCACAGGTTTTCGTAAGGAATGAGTTAATACCATTGCAAGAGCGAATGAAAGAGATTAATGAGTGGATAGGGGAGGAGGTTATAAATTTTCGGGCTTATTCGTTAGAAGTTTCTGCATCGGACTAAAAACCACTGATTTGGCCAACTCGAATTTTTATCAATCTGAAATAATCGTGTCCGTGTCCGTGTCCCTGCTTTGCCAGAACTAGACGGTAAAATATGATTAGCGAATCTATCTTTAATGCGCGAGCATTATAAAAACATCGCCAACTTATGTTTAAAAAAAGACTATTCTGATGATGTCAACAGTCGCGAGAATTCTCATTTTATATGGAGTGCAAGAAAAACAGGGAGGTGAAATTTATGCAGGTTAAAAGGATAATCTACGAAAGAAACTGGTTAGAATCTAAGGAGGTTGCAGCGTGTTTTCAAATAGGGAGAGTATGTGGTAATTTAAAAAAACACTATTATAAACGGGACGTAAATTCAGTACCCTGCCAGAAGATATAACACCCTGAGTTTTCAGGGTGTTGTTTTCAGAGTATATCAAAAATAGACTCGATATCAGCACCCTGGAAAGTAACTCGCCCTGATTCTGTCAGCTCATAAACTTCACCATTAATATTAAAAATAGCACTATCGACCTTTGCAATTGTGCTTTTGAAGTTTTCGTTGTAAAAATCATATAGGTCATCTGTTGAGATTAGTTTCGTTTTAGCTTGGGTTTGATTATCATAAAGAATATTACTTAAAGTAACGCTTTTAATCTTTCCGTTACGTATGTGTTTAATGTTCTCAATGGAATTTTTTAAATCCAATTTCAATTGACTTACATGGCAATCTTGTGGGATCAGACTCCGTATAATATCAGAAGCATATTTTATATTTCTTGGTGGATTCAAAATTATTATCGAATTATTTGACGTGTATCTAAGAATGAAAATAAATTTAAAATAAGTTACTTCTTGGATGGTGCTTAAATCACCTAGCGGTGTCTCAATCTGCCTTTCTATCGTATTCTTTTCTACATATTGGATTTTACAATAGCCAGAAAAATCATCTTGGATGATAAAGCCAAATCCATCATGATCATTATAGGTTTTTGAGTTAACTTTGCTAAGCGCTAAGTCTCTCAAAAGGAGTTCATCAGTGTGAAAGACCTTGACTTTAATCATTCCTTAGCCTCCGGTTCTTCTTTCATCATTTTTATTGGCAGTGTTGTGAGCTTTCTCAGTTCTTCTAATATTAAATCATTAGCATTGAAGATTCTATCTTCAAGTGATTTTATTATCAAATCAAACTCATGAGGTTCAATTTTTTCTTTGTCATCCCCTGAATATGAATGTTGTTTATGAAGTATTCTTATTTTAATTTCTCGACAAAAATGCTTGTCTTCAAACCCTATTTCAAAGGTAACAATTGGGTTGTTACTTAGCAAGGTGACTCGCGACTTCCATCTTATGAAGCTTCTGTAAAAGCCTTCATTACACAACTCTTCGATCTGCTTGGCATCAACTAATGAATGTCCATCATAAGATGCATTGTTAAGTTTGAACACTTTGTTGTGTTCATCTTCTTTAATTTCTTCAGCTTTACTAATTATTTCCTGCGAAGTTTCATCCTCTTCACAATTTTCTGGCTCTTGATTGAGATCAGAAGGTTTACTAATAAATTGGTCAGCTTCATCATCAAAAATAGTTTTTATCCTGCTCAATCTAACTTTCTCAAGACCAAAATAGTTAAAACCATCACCTGTGAACCTGTTATCAAAATCATAGAGATGTTTGGCAAACATATTTCTCAGCATTTGATCTGAAATATGTGCAAGATCGACATGTTGCACATTTATCGCATCCAATACTTTAGCTTTATAATAATCAATAATTTGATTTAGAATGCTTGTGATTTTTTTTGTCTGAGTAAAACGAACGGATGTGAAGTTTTTAGTTTTAATGAAACTTATTTTCCCTCCGTTTAATTTTTTTTGTTGAAACTTACCTCGTCTAAAGTCGTATTCTGTGTAAGTTATTTCAATTGTATATGTGCCTAAACCACCGCCATGAGTAATAACTTCCTCTCTATATTTTTCTTTTCGTTCTGACTTGACATTTTCAACTACCTCATAAAGTTCATTAACGTCAAACCCTTCATAAATGCGTAAAATAGAATATATTTCATGATTCGTATTTGTTGCTAATCGGTCTTGTATACATACAACATCTGAATATGAGAATGGAAGTTCAGATACTTTCTCAATTAATATTTCTCTTTCAAGGGTTGAGGAGAGCAAAATTCCTCTATTGAATGCTAATTCTCGGATAGAATTATCTGATAATTTTATTTTATTCGACTGTAAAGCAGTATATATATCGCTATCAGTAGAAAATATTGTTGCCTGATATTTATTCACTTTTTTTCTCCAGAGAAATCACAGATCTTCTTTACATCCTTACTAGCCACTCTAAATGGAAATATACTGGAGGTTGTAGTGTCAATTGATATGCTATGTAATTGTTCTCGTAGTTTGTTTAACTTATCAAGTGTGAATGAATAAATGTTTGAGTATGATGTGATCGCATCCTTCAAATATTTTGAAGATGAAGAGCTAAATGGGGTGACGATAAAGATCTTGTCAAATTGGTTTAATAGTTGATAATTAAATATATATTCAATTAAAAAGACAAATTGCTCTTCTTTGTTAATGTTTTCTTTCCAATAGATATTCAATATTTTTTTTGTAATTTTATTGCCATCTCTGTCACGAATGAAGTCATGACTATAATGAAAAAAAATCATGCCAGATGTAATCATTTCTAAAGTTGCTGGTAGTAATCTATCCTTAGATGCAAATTTATTATGCTTATCGGGATAAAAGAAACCGCAATTGTCCCATGAAGGGATTTTTTCCCATAAAATTTCGGTTAATTGCCCATTGTAATCTTCATAATTTCTTCGTTTGGATATGTCTTCAGTGACACTTAATAAGAATCTGATGGTTATTGGATCTAAAATAAATAAATATGAATCACTCGGGAATTTAATTTCTGAATTAAGAATGTTTGAAAGTTTATCAAGCAGTTCTTTGTCATACTCATTATCATGATTATAGATGAAAAGCATGCCATGAACTCTGAATTTTTCGGTGATCTCATTAAGGAATAACTTTTTCCACTCAGGATTTTTAACACTACAATCTACCTGTTGAGCTAAGCTTTTAATTGTAGATTGTAACTTCCCGTATTGAGAATCAGTAATTGTCTTACTTGAATAGGATTTAAGATCCGTCTGAATGTATTGATATATATCACTATATGGGTCTTTATAGAAGAAAACGACATCTGTAGGATGTGTTTTTTCTGTTTGATTATGTCTTAGGTGCGAGTCTGTACAGCATGGCCAATTAAGGTCAGTATGTTCGTTAATGCTCCATTTTAGTTCCCTAAATATTCTATTGGAGATTATTCCCGCAACTGCATCGATATTTTTAGTTTCAGCCATATTAAAGCCCTATCCGTTTAAGATTAATCAATACTGACATTTCTGGCAACAAAGTTCCAGCCACTGAAAGGGAAAATCACCATAAATCCTATTGATTTAATGTAACGTGCTGATAGTAAATATATTATTGATTTTATGCTATGATAAGACTTCTTAATGCGTTGCATTCAACATTCATTTTAGAAAAGGTTGTTTATTGTTATACATGCAACAGCGCAAACTCTGCTTTTCGCTCAAGTTGGGTGTTGTCAAACTGCTTTTTAGCGTCTTTTTTACCTGCTTGCGAGCCTGCTCTCATCAGCATTCCTACCGGCTTTGTGCTGTCGAAGCAGTCTGCCAAATATGTGTTTATTCCTTCAGCGCGCAATGCTATCCCCGCCACGCCTGCCCGCTTTATGCATCGCTTTTCATGCATATGCATGTGTTACCTCTTAACGCGCCGGCACTGGCTTCACACACGTTGAGCGATCCAATTTGGATCATGCGGATTCATGCAAGCATATGCACTTTGATGCAGAAGCAAAAAGCCACCTGAAAGGTGGCTAGTGAACGGTAGGGAAGGGGCAATTAATCATTCTGCCTGGTAGTAAATATCGGCTTCGAAAATAGCTGTGTCGATTGTCTCTGCCATGTCGCTGATCATCGACAGTGCCATTTTTAATTCATCTTCTTTGCAATGTGCGATCAGCGATACGTCAGCAATGAACTGAATGCGTGCAACCGTTTCACTTAGATTATCTATGTTCATCAGATGATTAACTCCTTCTAGTCAAAATATACTGTATGTATAAACAGTATCATGATGAACTAAAATCGTAAACAATCGCGCGGCTCAGATTAGTCCGACTGCCGTTTTATTAATCAGACACATGTACACCTCTTTTTTTTGCAAGTGCATTGAAACGCTTTAAGGGTGCAGGTGTTTTGCACCGTCTATGGAACAGATAGCCGCTTGTACCGCTCCAGTAAGAAATCTCCCCAACCTTGATCGTGTGACCTTTCATCATGCGCACAGCTTCACCGTCGGACAGTGTTAACCTAGAGATTTCAAAGAAAATCTTTTTCAACGCCTCACGTTCTGCGCAGTGACTCAGTTCAGAGTGATATTTGTCCGGCTCAGTTTGCTCCTGCGCTGGCTTTTCTCTTAATCGCTTAAGAATCCTTCTACGCTCGGTGCGAGTAGGGGGTTTTGTGAAATCAATTGCAGCTTCAGAATCTCCTGGCTCCGTACAGTTATTGACAGAACTCCGAGAGGACGCGGGCGCGTCCTTAAATTCAAAACCCAAATCAACGGCACGTTTCGGGACAATCTTCCATTGCGTCAGACGGGTTAAAATTGGCGCATCGTCGCCAACTTCAGTTGCGTAAACGCCCTTGATGCGCACGGTTTCCTCACCATATTCATTTAAGTCTTCGCTTGCCTGATACCAGGTGCGCACAGCCAGCTCGTCGCGGCGCACGAACGGGCCTCCCTGCGCGTTAACGTATCCGGCCCAGTCTCCTGCATCAGCTGCGTCATGCGCGGCGGCAAACTCAACGCTCAAGCCGTGCGCGGTTTCGCTGTCAGCCATGCGGCGCAGTTCGCGGTAAACCGTGACCGGCGCGCCGCCCACAAACTGGAATTGCCGGATATGCCAGCGTGCCGCCCATGCGGAAACGGCCGAGGCGGTTTCCTTAAGATCTTTGCCGCTTTCGTCGTCCGTCTCGCCGTCCAAAGCATAGCCATCGATATTCTTTGAAATGTATTTAGCAACGTAACCCGTCGCGCTGCCTTTCTCCGGGTCGATAGCCTCGGCGTGAAAGCGGGCCTTACGGGCCTTGTCGGTTGTCAGCTCGCTGCCGTCTTCCTGCCAGGCGTAGTCGCGCATAATCTCGCGCACACGCTCAGCCTGTTCCGGGCGAATAAACATGAGCATGTGCCAGTGCGGTGTTGCATCATGATGAGGCTCAGCAACGCGGATCCCGAAGATGCGAATTTCTTCGCGGTGCAGCTTGGCGCGGATTTTCTGCCAGACACTACAGAGATAACGCTGCGTGTCGGCCGGGCTGGCACCGTTCCATTTGCGGTTACGATGCCCGGTTTTGATTGTGGCGTGATAGCGTGACGGGGCTGTCAGTGTGTAGAACTCGCCTATAAAGCCCATTTCATTGCAGATGTTTTCGAAGCCCCTAATGCGGGTCATCAGCTCGCAGCGGCGGATCGCCGGGTTGGCCACACTGCCGTCGTATTTCTCGATCAGGCTGATGCGGTTGCCTTCCTCGTCTTCCAGCTCCATTCCCTTCAGAAATTCACGGGTGCGTCGCTTCTGCTCGCGCCACTCTGAAACGGTCATGCTGCTGGCGTAGGGGGTATGCTTCTTGCAGACGTTAGCCAGGGCAATTTGAAGATGTTCACGCCATGATGCAGCCACGCGACGCAGTCGGCCTTTCCACCATTTTTCCGTCTGCATACGCATGATCGCCGGGGTAACTTCCTCCGGGTCAAACAGTCGTGACGTGACTTTATCCCATAATGGCGGCGTCTGGCTCAGCTCACGAGTGATGGTGGCGGCGGTCATGTAAACGCGGTGCGTATATTTGTAATCTGACTCATCGCTGGCCTGCGCATGAGCCTGTACCAGCTCGGCGAGAATGAAATTAGCCACATCTCCGGCCAGTAGATCAACGTCGGCGCGTGCCATGTCAGGCAGTCGGTTGAAGCGGCGCATTAGATTGAAAAGCTGACCACCTGCTACAGCCGCATTGTCACGCTCAGTTGCGTTACCGCCGAGTAACTTTAATGTGCTCCCCTTCATTACCCCGACACGATATTGAGCGTTAACGGTTTCAACGCGTGGCAATGTGCGCTCAACAAATGTCTTTGCTAAGTACGCATTGGCGCGGGCTGTTCCCTGCGTCTTTTCCAGATCGCTAATGCGGCGTTTAACGTTGAATTGTATCAGAGCAGGCTGCATAACGAGCAGCTCCTGCGCACGCACTAAAGCCGCAATCATCTGACTGCGGCTGTGCATTTCCTCATAGGTGGGATAGGGGCTGGCGATGGCTTCCCGTGGAGCATTCCACGGGTAAGCAAATTCCTCATGCATCAGGAGTTACCCTGCCGGTGTTTACTGCGATGTTCCTCAATTTCCTGGCAGGAAACGCAGCGAGTTACACCCAGATACGCGCGCCGGCGCTTTTCAGGAATTGGGGCATCACAGTCTTCACAAAATGAGGCACTTATAGCAGGCGCGCGATTGACGATATTGGCGATATTTCGAGCCAGCATTTCATCGGTGCGCTGCTGCACGATGTCCATTGAGTCAGCCATTAGTGAGCCTCCTCAATCTGAGCCTGAATTTTTTCCGCTTCCTGATTAAGTAGCTCGGCAGCTTCGATATGGGTTAATTCTTCGCGGCGAATTTTCGAGGCCAAGATGTTAAGGCGGGATATCATGAGATCAGCACGACCGCGGCGTTCTTCGCGACGCGCATCATTCAGCATCATATCGAGTTCGATATAGGAACCAAGCTTAGTGGTACCAGATAATTTATTCAGCATGTGATTTTCCTTTATTCAGGCAAAGTGAATCCCGGCGGGTTTACGCCAATTAATTGCTTAGGTTATTTAGTTTGAAAGAGTCATTCGTTTGGGAAACAAACTTACAACAGCTTTCAGGTGGTTCATTGCGCGAATCAGTGCGTTTCTTTCATCAGTAGTGAGATCATTAAAATCGGCTGAGTGTCGGTCTTTACCGATGTTTGCCAGAAAGAAAATGGCACTTAAAGCACGTTTGTTATCCTGATAATTGCTGTCAGTAACATCGCGCATTTCAGCAATAAAACGGGCTACATCTTTTTCGCAATTACTGC